GTTCGGGGTCGTCCGCTCCGCGGACTGCCAGTCATATCATATGTGTAATGTTAGTTATCGCTTGTGATCGTGCGGTTGTCCGCCGATGACCGCCGGAGGCTGTAGCGCTTTGCGCGCCTTCCGGGTGACGGACACTTTAGCAGACTAAAGTGTAATTGCAAGAATATTAAATGATTGTACTCCAAAATTCAGCTAGCATTTTACGCGCTTTAATGTTAGGGTGATTGTCCGTTGCACTAATCGAGTATGCTTTAGTTTTAGTGTTAGCATAATTATTGTTTAATGTTGGAAAAACAGAAGTAAATTTTCCACCAATTCTAATTGGAATTGATTTATTAGCTTTCATTGAATAAAATTCAATGCCACGTTGCATTGCAATATTACTACAAGCGTTTGAATACTCTTCTGTATACCACGCGTCCATACACCATAATATAATCCGTGCGGTTGGATTTTTTGCTGTAATATTATCAATAATATTATTAATACTATTAATGAATATATTAGTTGACGTTTCACCGTTAAGACCAAGTGATAATAAGAAAACGTCAAATTCGTTTGTTACTTTATTTTTGAATGTCTCCCACCATTCGGACGCTTTAATACCACCTTTTGCTAGTGATGTAGCGTCATATTTTGTAAATTCGTTTAGATATTCGCTCATTGGTAAACCTCCGTCTCCGCCTTTATCAATGAACGAATCTCCGCATAAAGCTACTTTTATTTTTTTACTGGATGTACTTACATTAACAGTTGTCCATTCACCCGCTTTATTGTCATTGATTATGCGGTAATTGTAGCGGTTTTCTCCTTTTCTATACATATGTTGAATAAAGTTTAGTTTATCACCTCCCGTATATCCATTAACAACTACCATATAATTTCCGTAAGTCCAACCTGTGGGCATATCAGCCGGAATGTTATCGCCGTCTTTTACACCTACACTGTAACTTCCGCACTCGTTAAGAGACGAAATTAAATCATTGCTAGTCATAAAACGATATGGTTTTTGCACATAGGCATTTGCAGGATAAGTATAATTTATTCCGCTTTGCACAAATTTAGTACCGTTCCATGAATATAAATAGCCATCTGTAGATAATAAATAGATGTAATTGTGGTTTGTCATTTCGTCTAGTGAATTGACAATAACAGGCGATTCTTTAATGTAAGGCAACATTAATGTAGTAAGTTCACCTGTGTTTACCATGTTTTTGATTTTGTTATTAATTTCTTCCTGCACATCTAAGTTGCTAAAGTAATTATTGACAAAATCATATAACGCCTTGTAACTTTTTACAAGGTCGTCCTGCGCGTCAAACATTTCTTTTACCGTCTTAAACAGCACAACAAATTTATTTTCTAGACTCAACGTCCCGTTGAAATCATACGGAATCCCCCGCACACTTGCTACAACTTCACAAGCTTGCGTAATCATCTTACCGAAATCTGGCAACGTAGGAAAATCTGGAATCGTTGGTTTCTCTGCCATTATTATCCCTCCTTAATAAAATTGATAGAATAACTCTCTGCAATCATCGCAGATACGCTTGTTAAGATTAAGTATGGTATCTCGGAATCTCTGAATTTCTAAAGAGTAACTACCGTCGAATCCCTCATCTTCAATCGTATCATTATTATCTGCATGGTAAGTATCATTACTGTTCGTTTTTGTTGTATTTTCGCCGTTACTTACAGCACTGTTATGAATCGTATTCTGTCCCCGATCCATCGTAGATGCATAATTCGTTCCGGCAAAATTAATCTGCGGGTTGTCTGAATGGATACTTTGGGTATTGTTATTTGTATCGGCTGTCGTTGTGTTTTTCGCTGTGCTGTCTCCCGCGATCACACCTGTTCGCGTATCGTCTTTTGTACTCTGTACTTTCCGCGTACTCTTATGAGTAATCAGCGGTTTATACTCAAAAGTAATACTCCGGTACAACTGTTCATAGTACGGCATATTGACCGTAAGAAGCCTTTTGAGATGATACTGAAATTCTCCAATCGTTTCTAACCCGATCTGTTCCCGAAAATACTGTAAACAGAATGTTTTTTCGAACGTAAGTTTTGCGGTTGCATATTCGGGAGCGGATGCATCGACATAAAACGGAAAGTCAAAATTGAAGATTAAAGGAACGGCGGCTTCGATCATATGATCAATGGTCTGATTTTCAAGTGGGGAAATTACATGATCGGAAATAACCAACTGTTCAATGGTATTCGTCAATGTTTTTGTTTCGTAATTGTAACCGAGAAACATTATTCCACCTCACTTTCCGGCGTGTCGTTTCCGTTGTTTTCTGTCGTATCGTTTTCGTCATTTGACGTATCAAAAACATTTGGTCGGTTAATCGGCGTTACCATCTTAGAATTAAAACGCACATGGATATTCAATCCATACATTTTATTGATCGCATCAAGTCCCCTCTGAATGGTAGCCAGATTTCCGTTTCTTGTCAACTCGATCTCTCCATCGTTGTAACTCGTTTCCGCGGAAACCAGCCGTTCCGGTTTTTCTACGCCGCTTGCTTCGATACCGAGATCAGCCAGACATTCTGCTACTTCTCTCTGTGCGGCTGTATCAAGTTCGTTAAAGATTGGCTGTACTTTTAAATCAATCGTATCAATCTGAATCTGTTTTCGCAGATCGTTTTTTGCTTTGATGAAAGGAATATTTTTTACCCACTTTTGAATAAAGTTGTCAATGGATAACTTCTGCGTAGAATCCCCGCTGATAACAACTGGCGTTCTCTGCTGAATGACGTTTACCCTTGTCGACGCTTTTTTCTCTGCTAGGCTCTGCGAATGAAGAATAATACTGAGAATTTCCGGTACAGCAAAAGGTCTTGCGAAAATCAACGCGCTTTCTTCCTTGTCGGTCTGTTCATAATACTGACCGTTCATGGCGTACGCAATCCAATCGCTCGGAATACCATAAATATCCGGTTCGCCTACAAGATTCACGCCGAAAACACCGTACAGTCCTGTAATCGGTTCTTTCTTGAAAAGACACATACCGTTCCACAACAAATAAGAGTTCAGCATCCGTGGTGGAATCTCATCCGGTAAACCGTCATACTCATACCGAGATAACGCCAGATTGACAAACTTATCAAAAAAGTGTCGGAAATACATTTTTTCTTCCGGTGACGTATTCGGGTTATTTTCCCAGCGTCCCCAAACTTCTTTGTTGCTCACCCGATACGGGTTATTATACATGACATCACCCCTTAATTATTGGAAAGACCATAGTTTCCAACATCATTCGTATGCCAGAACGTAACACCTCTGTTAAACATTGCTTGTAAAAAGTTGATATCATCGGTGACACACGTTCCATGCAATCCACAATTTACCGTTTTCACAAAATTCCAACTTGACCGCCCAGTGATATTCGGTACTTTAATTTTGTGTGTTGCGTATCCATACATAGTAAAATAATCGTCAATTACTTTCGCCATTTCCGGAGTTACACACATGGTCTTTAATGCAATCGTATTACTAAAAAGCGCAGTCTGAACATAACTTCCAGTAGCACTTCCTTTTGCTGTAGGCGGAATTAAATCGTGTTGCTCCATCTGTGCTGAAATATTTTCGCCAAACATAAAATTGCTTACTGTCTGACCGATACTGCTTTCGATGGCTTTTCCGAAATTACCGCTTAATACGTTTGCAATGGTTGATACAACACTTTTTCCAGTATCAATATACTGCTGTTTTGTCTGATAATCCCATATAGGTTGAGACTGTGCCAGCCAGGCTTGATAAGCGTCATTTGTCCACGCGCAGGTAGGAAAATTACTATAAGTAAATGCATATGGCGTATTATCAGTAGGTTCATTTTTGTAATTTTTTGGATAGACGTATATAGACGGAATATTTAATTTTACGCCTTGTGCGCCAAAAACTATTTTTTGGTCTTTGAAGTATTCGAGTCGGTACGCATATTGCGTTCCATCGTGCGCATCTGCAATTAAATACGAAAATGGATATTGAAATAGTTTTTTATTTTTTGGAGTATAGCCAGCTAGCGTTGTTGGGAAAGCCATGGTAAAGTTTTGTGGACTTGCAGAAAAGCATAAAGCAGGTGCTTGAAAAATGGATACAATAGCGTCTGCATTTCCGCTTTTAGCATAGGCTTGAATTTTTTGTTTCATGGTAGCAAAATCTGTAGTGTTAAAATAAGTCAAACCAGACATTATTTTTTGATTTAATTCCGGTTCCAATGCAACGCCATTTTCATCCGCACTGGCAATAAGACAATAGTTCATAAGACCAAAACCCATGCCAGCGGAACTATTTACAATGTATTCTCCAGTTTCTAGATTTTCGGGAACTAAATTTGCTCCGACTGCATCATTTGCTTTGGCAACGTGTTCTCGTTCTACATAGCACGGTTGAAGCACCACATTGTAAAAACTGTTCTGAAAACGATCGGGTTCGAAATAAATCTTGAAACTTCCGTCACTCAACCATTCTACGCGCGTCACAAAACCGAAATACCATTCTTCCGTATAGGGTTTGTTCTGAAACGCAATATAATTGCACTTTAAAAATTCACTCTCATTCCCTTTCCCCTTATAAGTCAGTTCTCCCCATCTCACGGGCGCGGACTGCTTAAAAGTATGGATTGCTTTTTCTCTTACATGAGCAAGACAGCCAGCTTTTCCATTTTCATAATAACGCACATGTTCATAGTCATTTCCCCATTCAATCCCACTTGCTAAAATTACCTCTGTCTGCGGGGAAACCGCCGCCACATTTTCCTGCGGCGGCATCGGAATGAAATTATCCATGTTTCCTCCCTCTTACTTATCTGTCGTAAAGTAAATGGTTGCCGTTGCGGAAGAATTAAATCGGCTTGTAATCACAACCCGCACACTTGCTGTTTTGTTTTCTGTCGTTTTCAGATTCTTTTCGTCTTTTGCGATTCGAAGAATGGTTGTACCAGGAATAACAAACGTATCAGAGGAAGAGTTACCCTCTACTTTTACGTCTACTGCTTTATCCGCTACGCCAGTAGAAATAACCGAAAAACTTCCACCGAAGTCGACATCTGTTCCAGCTTTCACCAGTCCCACGTCATTTGCGGTAATGGAAGAAACATTAACTGTCTCGGTTGTAAACACGATGATCGGATAAAACAGGGAGTAGGAGAACATCTCTTTTACCGTATACGTGCTGTTCCATCGTAATCCCCGGTTTACATTATCCTGTACCATCATGCGATACTGTTCACGGATTTTGAAAAACCGCTTGTCAACCAGTACAGCCACGATACCCTCAGCATCGTTAAAGTTATCAATTAAAACCTGCTGTGCTTTCGGAATCATCCGATCGAGATTATACGCGCTGGCATAACTGTCAACATTCATCGCGGCTTTGGTATCTGGGTCGACAAACAGAAGAATGGTATCTTCTTTTGCCGCCGATGTCGCGCCAGCGAAATTATACAGCGGGTTCGGGAACTGAATCTTGTCAATATAGGACTGAATTTGTTTCGCCAGTGCGTTCGCGGATGCTTGATCTGTAACCGCATCCACATGAACCGGATAAATCTGGCCAGCGCGCTTTGCGGATGCGATCAACTCTTTCGCTGTCGTAAATTCATCCCAATTGCAAGCGGAAACGACACTTTCCACTTTTGCCTGCACCAGACTTCTGAGTCCGTAATCATCGAGAAACGCGCCGCGCATATCCTCAAACCAGATCGTTACCGGATAATCGTTATTAAAATTGATTACATGATACAGCGCCATAATGTAGCTGTCATAAATGGCGGTCGCATCTTCGATGCTGATATTGGCATCGTGTGCATATCCCTGTGCAAAATTTACGTAGACTTCCTGTTCTCCATTACCAAACGGCATGGCGTTACTGTTCAGCACCCGCAGAGGATTGCGGAACGCTTCGGTACTGATGGATTGACTTGCATACAAATTTGCAAGTGCCGGAACGAGTTCGTTTCTTGCCATCGGATTATACGGGTCAGTTAACGTTTTTGCAATATCCGCGATATTATCACGAGTTGCCACAGGAACTCTGTCACGGTAATCAACACTCATCGTCTGCCGAACGGCGTTCAGCATGTTAATATTTGTCATGTCAAGTTTTGCCATTGTTACTCTCCTTTTCCGCTCATGATGAGCTGAGACATATTAAGATCATTGATACTTGTTGCGGTGTCTTCTGCTTCCGGCACTTTTCCGCCGAACTCGGTTACTTTTGTGATACTTCCGCCGTGGGAAAGATCAGACCAGCGGCTTTTGATTTCTGCGACCGCAGATTCATACTTTCCGCGCAGTTCGTCCCGTTCCGCAACCAGCGCGTCACGTTCGGACATCAGAGCTCCGATGTCAGTATCTTCTGTTTTGATTTTTTCACTGATGGCGGCGATCGCATCACCATGCGTTTCGATGTTTCCAATATCGGCTACAATTTCTGTCCAATACTCTTCAAGTGTCATGTTAATACCTCCTTTTTAAATTGGGATATAACCAGATCGGCATTTTATGCCGTTTTGGTTTCATGGGATGGGGCGGCTCGGGCGGTTCCGGTTGTCCAGTGGACAGATACCGAAATACCATAATCGCATTGTTTAATCTTTCAGAATCGGATAGATAGCGGTTCCCCACAATCCATCCGGTAATTGCAGAATCTTTTGCGTGTTCGGAAATATAATTGAAGCACTCGTGTGCTTTTTCCTGCCGGAACGCAAGTGTTCCATCGTCACTGATTCCCTCCCATCCTTTCATATAGGCGGAAGTCAGTGCGTTCAGATCGGTGCTGTCACTGTGCAAAAACGCTTGTAGATTTTCGTAAGCACTAGCGGCTCCGACCGAATACCAGACATTTTCATAAATCAGATATTCTAACTGCGCGTTACCATCTTCCCGGCTGTACCCGTTGGAATCTAACCATTGGAACAACCGCGTCCGGCGGTCGGTGACGGCGTTATCCGTCCATTGTCCCAAACCATAACCGGGAGAACCGACAATCGTACCCTGCCACAAACCCGGATTAATGGTTGATTCCTGCCAGAAGTTGCCGCAGATGGCGGCAATCACATACTGGCTGATTCCGCTTTGTACCTCAACTGGGTATCGGTACAGATACGTCCAGGCACTATAGGGCGACACAAACGTATTGATGGACACCTGTCTGTCCAGTGGGTAGCTATCTGTGTGCGCTCCCATCGTATACCCGCCGCCGTCTGCCGGGTCATATACCATTTCGGTATGCCCGGAACGCCACAAAATATCGCCTTTTTTCCAAGGCTGGTTTGCGGTTCCTTTTTGGAATCCCGCACCGATCAGATACCCGTCCATGCTCCGAGTGGTAAACCACGGGTTGCTTGCCAAAAAACCGCCAACGGTGCAACAATAACTCATAAGGGACGAACAATCATAGTACGTAATCCCTCCCACGGTCTGCCCCTCACGATACGTTTGGGAATAACCCACATTTGGATTATTACAAATTTGTATGCAAGCATTATAAGCAAGCGTCAGATCAGCCACGTGTCAGACCCTCTTTTGCTACATATCCGGTATAGACAATTCCATTAACGATAGCTTTCACAAGATACCATTCTCCTGTATAATATCCGTAGTTTCTAACACTGGTTCCGGTTGGCAACGTCAAGATGACAGTTTTATTCATTCCTGCGCCAACACGCAGATTATAGCGATCATTGGTATGATACGCTCCTGCAATTTTCCGGTCAAAACTACGCGCGGATTCTGTCTTGACGCAACTTTCAATGACGTTATTCGGCTTTTCGTCGACGGCTCCTGCATACCGATAGTGAACGGTATTTTCATACGGAAGATCGTAATAAGACCGTACACAGATTTCTTTTCCGGTCTGATCTCCCGTCTGACCATCAATCCCGCCGTTTTCCGACTGGCTGGCGTGGACGATGCGGTTCGCGTCAACCGACATCGTTACATGATGACCAGCCGCAAGGTGGATATCACCGCGTTTCCACGGTTTACCGCATTTCACAAAACCAGCGTTTTCCAACTGTTCACCTAGATTTCTAGTTGTGCTGTAAATGCTGATCGGAAAACCAGCATTTGCAAGTGCCGTTCCGACAAATGACGAACAATCATAATCGGGACTGTTCCGGTGTACCTGTGAGTACCCGTGCCGATCATCGGCGGCGATTTGTTCCTCCCATGCAACTGCTTTTTCGATTTTATTCATTCTTTCCACCTCCTAAGTGCTGGCAAAGTGAATTAATTGCAGTCGTGTTCGCTTCTACGCTTTTCCGCACTTCTTCCATCTCTTCCTTGTGTGCGTCTTTTTCTTTCACCAGATACCAGAAAAGTGCGCCGCAACAAACAATTGGAAAACCGAGCGACCCAACCAACTGCGTTACCATAGTTACATCCATGTTTCTATCTCCTTATCCTGCCATTTTAACCAGTCCTCAATTTCACTTAATTTATCACACATGATAAAGTTATGAATGAATCGGACTGGCGATTTACAATTATACGCGTTACCATCCATAAAAAAGAAATCCCATAAATACCTAATATGAGATTCGTAATTTTCATGTGGGACAAAGATCAACGTGTCTTTTTCGTCCCCTTTATAGCGTACCGTATAAGCAAGATAAGCTTTTTCTTCTTTCATCATTCCGACAATCATATTAAAAACAATACTTGCCATCTTTGCTCCTTTCTTCCTGTCCTTTTAAAACAAGGAAACCTTTTGACCTGCCAAGGACAGGGCGGTTTACTCAACCGTGGCAACCCCTTTAAAAAGGTTTCCCCGTATTTTCATGATATCTCTTTTTTGTCCGTCTGTCAAGTACATTTGTCCGTTCCGCACAAACTATTTATAAAGATCAATCCCCAGCAACTCAACCGCCATATTTTTGCTGTCCAGATCGTCAAAGCGCAGATATGCTTTCCGGTACGCGTCAACCAGATTTTCAAACAAATAATCGTAGTGTTCCAACATAACCGTGTTTTGCGTGTGATCCCCGTCACGGAAAACCGCGACAAAATTACACGATGGGTTATAGTTGTGCGTGATATAAATATACCCCTCTTCATAATATTCATATACCCCATAGCTTTTGCCACTGTGTTCAATTGTAAACAAATACCGCGAACGCCCGGTTGGCTTCTGAACAAATACAGCATCATCAATCAACATCTGATCGCCTACGCTCATGCTCTGCATATAATGACCACCGCGGAACGCTTTCAAAGCGGTGTTTTCCCACATTGCCTTGCTGGCACTGTCATTGTGCGTAAATTCACACACAAAACCGCTACCATGCAGCATTTTGGTTTCTTTCTGATACCGTTTGTGGATGCCGAAAAAAACAAAATAGGGATTGAGCAACGAAATATTATTGGATGCCATCACCAATTTAAACCATCTGGACTGGCTTCCATTTCCACGGCTGATCGTCAGCAACAACGATTGCAGTTTTTCAGATTCCCCTTTTACGTATTGTCCGCTTTCCATGCTGAACTCGTCAAAAAGCAAAAAGTAGATATCCCGAAAATACGGAGACAATTTTTTTACACTGTCCATCTTACTTCCAAAACTAAACGCGCATCCGAATGGCACGCCGTCCAGAAAATACCGCACAACATTTCCGTTTTTGTCCAGATTTTTATAGGTAATCACACTACCCAATTTTGGATACATTCTTAACATATCTTCATACATTGCCGCCGCTCCCGTCATTTCCCCTTTCGTTCGGAAAATCCATCCTGTCTGCAGGCCATACTCTTTACACAAGATACAGCTTGCCGCGGCAAAAGCACTTGTCTTTCCGGCGCTACGGTTGGAACATGTAATTGCCACGCCAGCGAAATCACCGTCCACGTCTGGCTCTGAAAACAACCGGATTGGATTGTAATACTGAATTGGATTTCCTTTATCATCTACCCCCTCAAATTTTACATCATAATCAGCAAAAAGTTTTTCCCATTTAATATCGTTCCAAAAAATCATTGTTTCACGTGAAACATTTTGTTTCACATCCTCCTTTTCTATCGTTTTCCACATCCTCAGCTCCGCGTCCCGCCAGTTCCCCGCCAGTCTCTCAGCAGACAATCTCACGTTAATCGCACGATGATCGCACGTTTGCTTGCAGATGGACGGCAGAGGGCGGCAGAGCTTCGCTGGGTATAAAAAAGAGCTACGCTGGAAAACGTAGCTCTCTCACACGTATGGAGTTTTCAAATACACAAGATATAGTAACAATCAACTACAGGTAACTTAATCCTCAAGTCTACCGTCCACCAGTCGGCGCGCGTATTGCGTTCATATGTATTAAGCGAACGGATTGAATTTTTCCGTATCGCCAAACTTATGGACGTTTACTGCGGAAAGGTAAGCCGTAAATCCCTTGTCGCGGCGGAATTTGCTTTCACCGATCGAGATGAAAAGGTCGACAACTGCGCCTTTGCCGAGTTCGTCAACACCAGAAACGGTGTCGCTCTCGATTCCGTCCTCATAAAAGTCAACGCTGTAACTTGTCTGCGCTTTTACGTAGAGACCAGATTCGTCACTTTCTTTCGCCGGAATCCACTTTGCTTCTGCGGCGGCATCCTCACCAAACTCTTCGATAATTTTTTCAAAGATGGCTTTCTGCTGATCTGCTGTGATCGAAGCAGAAAGAACGCTTTTTCCGTCTTCCTTTTTTGCATATTTTACGGTAACGTTGTTCAGGTTCATTTTTGCTTTGCTCATGATTTTTTTCTCCTTTTTGCTTTACGTTGTTTTGTTATGCAGAACCGCGGCGCTTTGCTTTGATCGTTGTCTTATCTGGCATCTTCCAGACCGCGGTTGTGCGCTTAGTCCAGTCTTTTTGCTTCGGCAAAAAACTGTTCGTCCGGCATCTCGTAGCGGGCGGATACGGTATCGGTTAATACGCAGATGGAATCCTCCGGAAAACCAGCGGCGGCAACAGCGGCGGTTTTTGCTTTCTGTAATTTCAGTTCTTCTGTATTACTAAAAGAGCCGATCACCTGTTTTGTGTGTCTGTCAATGACAGAGTAGATAAAATTTTCGATTTTTGTTCTAACCATTTTTTTTTCTCCTTTCGTTATGTGGCTATTTGTTCTTACAAGTATTATTATAGCACTGCCTACCAAAAAAAGTCAATAGTTAAAATAAGAAAATAAAGAAAATATCCAAAAATAAAAGCAGGATGGAAAAGTCGAGTTCTTCCTCATGTAACGCCCAAATCGTTGATAATACTAAAAACATAAAAAACACAAAATATCTCATATCGTCTCCTATTCCGGTAACACTCCGTCTTGAGAGTTTACCAATACTTCATAGTATTCATTCGATACACCTAAGGTATAAGTGGTATCAATGATTCCTATATTACTTGCAGTTAATATTTCTTCCCCGTTGACTTTGATGTAATGTGCTTTCGAGTTGTTAAAGCAACTGATTGTCCGTCCGACATTTTCCATCCGGCGGCAGAGACGGAAATTATTACAGCACTTTAAGTTTTCCGCTCCAAGTTTCTTATTCATGCCAGCGACCGTAGACGTAAAACGCACGGGGTCTTTGCCAGATTGCGCCGCTTTTTCGTCCCATTCCACGCCGCAGTATTTTTTCGCGCCAAGGGTTTTGAATTGGATATAGAGATCATCCATATCCCAAACGCCGAGAATGTAACGCTTCTCCCCCACGTCACAAAACGCCGGAATGTCGTTTTCGATTGCACGTTTTGCCAGTATTTTGTTTTTGGCTTCAAATTCCGGAATGTGTAAATCTGGATGTAAAAACTTAATACTATCCGTATCACAATACACCACGTCCATTCCAACAACGTCCAGCATATCTTGTAACTGCTTTCTTGCGTGGGCGGTAACATAGATACCCCATTGATAATGCAAAAAGCTGTTCTTGCTTTCATAATACGTTTTCAGTGCTTTTTCCGCATCTGCTTTTTCCCGATGCCATTCACCCGTAAAACCATCCATTGCCCATTCGTCCTGCAAAAGATCGGTTACGCACATACCGAACGTACTGTTTAACTTATTTTTAGACTTCATGTATTCATAGACTTTATCGGGATTTCCTTTCAACTGGCTCTTTGCGATAAAAAACGCCATCATAGTATTACGCATACTGTCCGGTAATTTGCCGCGCGCGGCTACATAGCACTCCGAGACAGTAAAGAAATCATAGTCATATTGATTTTTTATGATGTCCAAGTCAATCTCTGTCATTGCGATTTCGCAACAGTCAATAGAGAGTACTCGACCATTATCAATCACACAATCTTTCCCGTGCTTCTGGCACTTCGACAGCGGGATGTATGGTACCGGAATGTTTTCTTTGATGTGTAAATTATCAAATTGTACCCGCATAATAACACAGCGGGTAGCACACAAGTTGTCAAACTGTTCCTGCGTTGTGATCTCAACCGCCCGGAACGCACTCATTGGATAATACTCAGTTGCGATCTGCGCCGGATAGCTGCTCGAAATATCCATACTACCCATAACGATCGCAGATTCACCCTTTTTCGCCGTGATCGTGTGCCCAGCGTGGATGCGGCTGGCGTGCGTGTTGCCGCCACGGAACGCATCTTTGCAGAGTTGGTACTGCGGCAAGGTTAATGCCAGATCGTTAAAGACTTCAGGATAATAGACTCTATCTGCTTGCATGGCGCGGCGAAATTCACGGCGGACGTATCCAGTTGATGTAAGGGGGATTTCTGCAAGGTTGTCATCTTTCCGTAAGTCGCGGATGCACTCACACAAGCCTCGAACGTCATTATAGCAATATCCCTGTTCAACGTCCGTTAATGGTGTTTTTGGTATACGTAGTTTTTTATAGTCATACGTATCAACCAGTTTATAGTGGGTTACGCCCTCACTGTTTTCACAAAATTTTGAAAGACTCATGTTGCTTAAAAAATACGAGCATCGAAACTCAATCCCGTATTTATACGCATAACATTTCATAACTTTATGTGCATCCCGCGCAAAGATTTCATCAAATTCTATGAAATCTTTCATGAATTGAAATTCATATGAAAGGTTATGAACGTAGACGACAGCGCGTTTCGTATCAGATGTTTTCAAATACAAATGCAGTTTTTCGCAGAATGAAAGAAACTCGTTCCATGTGCGACCAAAACACACGGTATCTTTGATACAAAACTGCCATTGATACAGAAAGGCAGTTCCTTTTACTACTTTTTCACCTGTTTTGTTATAGCGTTCATAATCAAGTTTTTCTAACGTAGTTGTTTCGATATCAAACGCCATTTCTGCATCATAATAAACGATAGGGTTTTTCTTTCTTCCACGTTTGCGGCATTCGCGCAAAGTCTGGAAAGACGAAAACGGAAAATCATTGACCGAATAAATTGTTTCACGTGAAACATTTTCGTTTCCGTTTACGATAATTGGAACGTCTAATTGATACATTTGTGTTGCCTCATTTCAATTTTGGTCGTGTTTCCGAAAAGAGTTCTTCTTCTGTTATGTATCCGTCCAGATACTCTTTATACTCCTGCATAATATCTTCATAATCGTAAGTTTTATCACTCATTTTGAGAAGAAAATCATCAATGATCTGATTTGAGTCTAACTCTCTGCGCAGATTCTTTCTGTAGATATTGGAAGTCAAAAAACGATACAAGTCCTTATAATTACTTTCGTCCACATCTTCGTTGATTTTTCCGGATTTGTCAAAACGCCTTTGCATCTCCGCAATCCGGTATCCCTCCAATGTGGTTTCGGGAGAGGTCAAAAACGCAATCATGGTATCCCATTCCTGCCGGATGGATGCTTCCGAACGATTTACGCCTTTCAAAAAGCGATCTTTTGATCGCCCTTGTGACGCAAAAAACTCTTTTACGCGCCCGTACTCCCACTGGTCGCGCGCGTGAATTTTTTCCAGTTTGGCAAGGCGGCTATTTGCCGCCTGCGCCACACGTGGAAGTTCGCGTTTGATCTGGTCTAAACTAAGATCAAGTTCCTGGTAGATACTGTAGTCTTTTGAGTTCGGCATTATTCGCACCCCCTTATAAAGATTCGCAATTTATCAGAAATAATCTCAAAACCTATTACTTCTTCTGACAAATAATTTTCTTTTTTGTAGTATATGCTTTTGTACAATCAATATCAAAATTTCTAACTAATACGCGATGCTTTTCATGAAACACCGTAACAATGGCGTAAATTTCGACTTCTATGCGAACATTGCCGTAATACAATTTTATAAAATCTTCTACTCTCACGTGATACCTCCTAATACAAGCAATCTTCATTTGCTCCCTCTGACGTATACAGAGGGCACAACGTACAGTTATCGTTTGCAGAACAAATAGCACTGTGAGAAACTTCTACATAGTACGCTTTTAAAGCGTACCGTGTAGAAAGACTATTATGCAAGTTTACGGTAAGACCTACTCCAAAATTGCCTTTGTAGGGCAACGGATTACATAACGCACTCACCTTAACGTAGCCATTCGTAAGGGACGCATGGTCATATGCGTAAATGTGAATGTTTCCATCCCCATCTTCTGCTTTTACATATAATGGAATATCCTCCATTTTTGCAAGCACGGTATACAATTCCTTTAAATCTAAAGCTTTCATGAAATTTCCTTCCTCCCCGTATTGCCGATAGGTCAGCAAAGAATTTAGTAATGTGCTTCTTCCCCAAAAAATTCTTTATATAAATCGTCATAAGTTACCCATTTTGTTAGATATTTTTGAGTCATGATATCATCGTCTCCTCCTACACTTTTAAAAGCGATATATACATCCCACGCTTGTTTACACTTTTTTTTCAGATTTTCTTTCATTTCTAACTCTGTCATTGTTATTCCTCCATTTTTGTATGATTGGTTTTCCTTGTTTCTGATATTACAATACTACGTTTCTAGAAATATATCAATACTTTTCTAGAAATTTTTTCTAGAAAATTTCATTACACATATAATATACATGGCAGTCCGCGGAGCGGACGACCCCGAACGGGCAGGCGCGGACGGAATGGACGCGCCGTGTCCGTGTATTCACACATAATAGTGAGCGAAGCGAACGCGCGCCGAAGGTCAGCCGCGACCGGAACGGGAGCGGCGTGCGCATTTGTGTGTAATATTAGGTGTGTCCGTCACCCGCAGACACTTTAGCAGACTAAAGTGAGTCCCCGTTTCCGAACTGTCCGCGACCCGCGGACAAACAGGCGGTTTTGCCCACTTTTCGGAAAAAATGAGTAAGTATTTCGGAAGAATTGTGCGAGATTCGGTCGGAAAACGTGAATAATTGTGGAATTGTATAGACAATTAGGCTGGACTAACACTTTAGTCGGGTGAAGCGTTTTTGTCAAGTTGGAAAAATGCATAAAAATTTCGGGCATATGTGTTGTGAAAAGTATTAAAAAGTAAACAAATGCAATGAAATAGTTTGCAAAAGCTGTGTCTTTCTCACGCGGACACCGCTTTTGTTGTGCAATGTGCTGTCCGCCGTACGCGGACAAAATTGGGAAAATGTCCGCGTGGGACGGACTATATATA